GTTGCTAATCACCCCTTCACACGAGCCGTCGCCTGTTAGTTTTTTAAGCTGAGCGTTCCATTGTTCGTTGTGGGTTCTATATTGGTCATACCCAGGTCGTTTGAGTATCTCAATTACGGTCTTCCCCGCTTTAATAGACTCAGGTGTTGCGGTGGGAGTGAAGTCTTTAATAGAAACCACCACCCCTCCGCGTCGTTCCATCACATCACTTGGCATAATAGGTTCGGTCATCTCGTTTCTCCTTCAATTCCCACTTTCCAACGCTTCGACTCTCGCCTTTAATCCGTCGATTATGGCTTGTTGTTCCTGTAACGCCTTAACTAAAACAGGTGTGAATTTGGAATAGTCAATCCCCATAGTTTGGAGCTCATCTGTCCCTACGGTAACAGCCTGAGGGAATACTAATTTCATCTCTTGAGCAACAAATCCAATCTCCTTTTTACCCGGCTGAACCTTTCTTTCATATTTCCAAGGCTGCATTTGGGCGATTAACTCGAGACCATTAAAGTCTTCAAAGAGATGTTTAAGCCTACCGTCTGAAGTATTCGTGTAGGAGACAGTGTTTGCTGTGGTGTCGATTGTACAATAACCGCACAAAGTCCCCGCACCGTCTGTCATTGTGAATGCCGAAACTGTTCCAGATGTTGCTGCCGTTTGGATGTCTATGATGTCTCCACCTGAAGTAGTTGCAATGTTGCGGAGAACAACAGCATTTGCACCCGACACCCCGTAGCCATAAATTGTCTGTTGAGTTGCACTCCCGAATCCTGTGTTCCCCAACGTCCACGCACCGCTTCCAGAAATGAAACCTACATCCAACTCATTACTTAGGTCGGAACGGTATGAATAAAATCGCAAAGAGCCGTTGGTTGAAGGATTTGCTCCTAGGAATTGCAAATGCGATTCAGAAGATGCCCCGGCTAACCTGAGTCCACCTGTAGCGGCACCTGGAACCACTACTCTTACTATTCCATTGATGTTGTGTACGCCGGAAAAGGAACTCGGCCCCAACGTCACCGCGCCCGCATCAGTGACCGAAGCTACTTCGGTTCCACTCGAATTATTAAACCCTAGCCCGCTTGTTCCGCCTCGGAGTCTAAGTACGTTTGATGCCACATACATTGTATTGTTGGCAGCGGTTCCGCCAGTAGCAGTGTATGAAGCGGCGCTTATGTTGTTGGAGTCATCAATCGTCGCACCAGAGTTCTGCACCAACTTCCCAGTGGTCCCATCGAATCTCGCTATCGCATTATCCGTCGAGGAGGCTGGGCCACCTACCATATTAGGAACATACCCACCAATTACTTTCCATTCTCCTGCTGAAGAGGAATATTGAAGGACTAGACATTCCCTGTTTAATCGGATTACTTTGGTCAGAGAACCTTCGATGGTTTCAGAACCATTGGCGTCAATGGTGATGTTGTTGGTGGAGGCATCACCTTTACCATCCACGATGATGAATATTTGTTTATCCGCTCCAGCGGGTAGGTTTACGGTGGACGCCCCAGGACCAGTTAAATCGACAATGATAGTGCAGTCAGTAGAAGCGGAAACCGTCACGGGGGTTGTAGTAGCTTTACGAACAGCTTGTTTTAGAAAAGTGGTAGTTGCAGCGTGGTCTGCGAGCGCTTGAAGATAATTGGATAAAGTTGTTTCCCATCCAGACTCCGACCTCGTATTAGGTATAGAGTAAACTACCCCATTCCAAGTTTTATTGATCGACATTTTATTTTCCTTTACCAACTACGTAAGCGTTTAAAACGCCTGTACCCGAAACATTAGTGTAAGTAAACCTCAATTTTTTGTAAGGGAAATCTGCGAAAGAGGCAATACCGTTTCCTCCGTTAGAGGCTGATATCGTGGGTAAGGTTACTGTGAATGTAGACCAGGTAACATCGTCATTTGAAACTTGACAGGCCAAAGTACCAGATACGGTGGTTCCAGACCAGACAAACTGTACACTTATGTTATCAAGAAAACCGGCATCTATTGGTATTGAAGTTAATACCGTAGTACCCGTCATAACTCCTGCGGAAATAACTGGTTTAGAAAGAAACTGTTTAGTCATTGTGGCGGTACTCCTTGAGGTTGTAAAGGCATTAAATCACTTTGGGGTAATGGTGCAGGGACAGCTAATGGAGGAGGTGCAGGTTGTTGCCCTACCGGAACCGTAGCCATTGTCGGTTTATCGATATTAGAAAGTTCGTGACAATCGTCAATAAACCTCCTTAAAAGTTCTAATCTGTTCTCAGGAACCTTAGTAGTTCTTGCTTTCTGGTAGTAGGATTGAGCCATTTGTATAGCTAATTCCAAGTTTTGATAGGGCTCCGGGGTATCATAGACCCCGTCATTTATAATATTTTCAATAGTATTCCTGATATCATCAACTTGGGCATTAGCAAGCCCGACAGCCTGTTCAAGGTCAGGGTAATCCAAGAGAGATAGTCCAGCCTCACGTGACAACATCCCACCTTGAACGAGCTCTTGGACAGCTTGGAGCTTGCCTACAGGGGTAGTGGGGAGTAATGATGTGGGGAACACTCTCAAAAGGAACTTATCTTCCTCATAATTAACATCCTTCCATTCAATAGTTTCCATGTATTTATTAGAAGAGACTTTTACAGATAAGTCCTTATTCTTCGTATAAAGTTCATCAGAAAAGCTACAGACCATTTTAGCAATACTCATGAAAAAAGCCTCATAACGTTGTGCTACAAGAGCAAACCTTTCGGTTTCAATATCCTGATATTCACGGATTGCTACGCCGGAGTCGAGACCAGATGGTTTTTTAGAAGATGCCGACAACTGGGATATTCCAGAGATTTCATAGGCTTTGTTGTAAAGCCGGTCAAGGTGCATATACGCATCCGCATTCATTCCTTGAGCTGTTTCAAAGCTTGGCTTGGTTCCCGTGTATTTTACCACCGAGCCTATTTCGTTTGAAATGTGGTCAGTGTTAACCTTTGACCCATTTTCAACAAAAACCCTTGGGATAGCTACCAAGTCATTAGCTCTTTGGATGCTCATCAAAAGTTTGTTAATAGCAATCTGGATTCCTACTAAGTCTTCACATAGACCTTGACCATAGAATCCTAACATCTTTTCCGACCAACGGAAAAACACGAAAGGTAGATAGTCTTTTGTGTAGGGTTCGGAGAACAGTGTAGCATTACAAACACTTATCACATGTTTACCGTCAGCACTGTTTTTGGATGAGGGGAGATGCCAGGATTCGACCACAGCTACCATGTTTGTGCTCATCCTAGAGCCTGCGAAACTCTCCCCCGGCTTCCCGGGAGGGGTTTCTAAGAGCTTTCCGGCCTGTGCAGGGTAAAGTTCCATTAATACATGCCGGTCAACATATTTTATCTGGTGAATTTGACGAGGAGAGCCATAAATAGCCTCTTTTTGGTCAACTATGAGCTCCATAGGAAGCACTCGTTCAACGAAAACCGAGCCATTATCCTCATCCACTCCTACTTTTACCGCGCCAATACCCGTAATACAGGAATCAACAAAGCATTTTTGCCCTATCTCATAGACATTATTCTGGTCAAAGAACCCATCACAATATTTTGTTAAGTTTTTTGCAGCTTTACTTAAGGTAAAGTCCCCCCCAGAGGTTAGGAAATAGGCTCTTGGGCGACTTTTAGCTATCTTGGCTGCAGCAGAATCAATGCAGGATTTAATTACGTTTAAAGTCAGCCTGTTGGAGTTGAGTAGATGAGGGGAAGCACTCTGGGTGAACTGATAAAGCCCAAAACCAATGAAATCTTGGTTAGAGTATAGCCTAGCAAACTTGATAAAGTTTGAATAAAGAGATGCATTATCTTTATTTATCAGGTCGATAACCGCAAAAATAGATTCAAAACTTTTAGAGTCTTCTAGACGCCACCAAGTTCGATCGTATTCCTCAATGGTCTGGTATTTTTGATACATTTTAAATTTCATTACTGGTTTTTCGCTCATGATTGGCTACTCCAGTAAAGTTCTAAGTCTTCATCTACTGCTTTTTGTTCGGGAAATGATGCCACTAGCTCCCCTTGCTCTTCTCTAAAGACTAGATGTAAATCCCCATGTTTGAAGACTGACACCCTGTTTTTGTTACATATTTTAAGTAGCTCATCGAATTTTTCTAAAGAGTCAACTAAATTTAGCATTTATACCCCTTGATTTTTTACATCACTTTATGTATATACGTAACTTGAGCCTAAAAATCAAGGAGTAAAAATGGCTAAGTTTACACACCACCCCGTTAAAGCCGACGAAAAAGAAACTGTTCATTTGTATTTTCAGTTGGATATTGGAGCCTCTGGAGCAGTTTCCGCTTTTACTGGGGGAACAAAGCTTTCTGCAGTCAAAGAGGCAACCGCAGGACAGTACACCTTAACCCTCGACCAAAAATTTCATAAAGTATTGATGGTCAATGCCACCCCTGTTAAGTCAACCGCTACTACAGTAGGACAAGTTCAAGTTCTTGCCACCCCCAGTACTTTCCAGGCTTCGTTTAGAACAGCTCCAGCTATCGTTATTCAATGTCTGGACTTTGCTGGCGCGGCTGTAAACCCTGCTTCCGGTGAATCCTTTTGGATTGAGGTAGTTGTGAGAAATACCGCCGTTGGAACAAGGCCAGGAGGTTAATATGTTACCTCAAATGAAGAAAAAAGGGGTAGCCATGATTGTGGCTTCCCTTAAAAACGGTGGAGGAGAGGGCCAGGAATCTAAAGAGTCCTCCTCCAGTGATAGTTGGAAAACGGAAGTGGGTGAAAAAAGCTCCGAGCTTTACGAATTAAAACGTGAAAAAAGACTCCTTCTTGCCGAAGGTGTTCTTGAAGCAGTTAGGACTAAAGATGCAGAGGCCTTGGCTGATGCTTTAGAGTGGTTTTTTGAGTGCTGTGAGGAAGAATAAAAATGGCTGTAACACTTGCGAGCTTAATTACCCAGACACGTCAACGAGCCGATATTGAAGGCTCTCAAGTTGTTACAGATTCCGAATTAACTGGGTATATAAACTCTTCTATAAAAGAACTTTATGATATTTTAGTTTCTACCTACGAAGACTACTACCTATCCGAAACAACTGCTACAGTCGCTACAGGCGATTCTATTACATTACCTACTGATTTCTACAAACTTAGAGGATTAGATTATGCGGAAGGATCTGTTTATTACCCTGTCCTCCCGTTTAAATTCAACCAAAGAAATCAACAAAATGTTGAACTGTTTTCCGCAACCCCTGCTGTAAAATCCCGCTACAGAGTTCAAGGGAGTGTTATTAAACTTGTCCCTGCCGCAGCAGCTGCGGGAACCTACCGTGTATGGTATATCCCACGAGCCGCCGAACTGTCTTTAACCACCGATACCTTTGATGGGATAAACGGTTGGGAAGAGTTTGTTATAGTAGACGCGGCTATAAAATGTATGATTAAACAAGAACTAGGAACACAGGAACTGGAAAAACAAAAGAAAGATTTAATACGTAGAATTGAGGCAATGGCCCCAAATAGGGATGCGGATGCGCCAGCATGTATAAAAGACAACGACGAGCATATGTACTCCTTTCTGGATAGGCGAAGATGGCTGTAATACCATTTCGTAAAGTCCATTTTAATGACACCGCTTTAATGCTTATGCAAGATGCAATAAGCCAGTCTATTGGTGCTTTAAATCAGAATGAAATTCTAAACTCAATCATAATAAAAGATATAGTAGTAACAGCCGGAACCCCTAAGCAAATATCTCATTCTTTAGGGAGAGATTATATTGGATGGGCGGTTATTCGTAAAAATGCTGCATCAGATATATATGAAGCTTCCACTACAAATCCCGCTCCAAATAGGTTATTATACCTAAGTGCCTCGAATGATGTGACTATAACAATTCTAGTATTTTAGGAGATTTTATGACTACCACCGCGAACATGGGGTTATCCCTCCCCTCACCTGGAGTGGATGAGGGCCCTGGATGGGCAGAACAGCTTAACGACTCTCTTTCACTTGTCGACTTACATAATCACACGGCAGGGAAAGGGACTAAAATCCCTGTAGCAGGTCTAGACCTTCAAGCTGACTTGACCATCAATAGTAATAGCCATACAGATGTTAAATCTGTTAAATTCACCTCCCAATCTTCATCTCTAACAACTACAAATGCAGTTTATGTGGTCAACGGTGAGCTTTATTTTTCAGATAGTGGGGGGACGAATGTCCAGATAACTTCTGGGGGTAGTTTAAACCTAGCCTCTACGGGTACAATTGGTGGGGACTATGCGCAAGTAGGGGTAAACGCTACGGTTACTTATTCAGATACTACAAAAACCTATAGTTTTCTCCAAGCTGCGGGGTCTACAGCCAAAATGTATTCTGCTAAGATCTCTCTTGCTGATTCCGCTGGAGGCTCTAACGCGGTAGGTATCATTCCTCCTGTAGGATTAGCTTCAGGCTATGATTTAACTCTCCCTACAGCCGCTCCGGGAGCGGATCAGGTTCTTGCTTTTGCTTCAGGTGGTCAAGCATCTTTTAGAGATATAAATGGGACATCCGGCCAAGTATCTGTTTCAAAAACAGGCTCCGCTTTCACCGTAGGACTGCCTACAACTATAACACAGGACTTAAATTTTACTGGGAACATCACCGGACGGGGGATTATTCCCGTAGGTGGTATTATTGCCCTCAATACAAACTTGACGGGGGTGACTGCTGTAACTGCAACAACGGCGGCCGATGCAAATGGTTTCGTGGTCTGTGGATCGGTTACACAGCCTCAAATAATCGTAGATCCTACGTCACCTATGAATGGCCAAACTATCCCTAACCTGAATGACAGTTATTTTCTAATGGGCGCATCCTCGTCCGGCTCTACAGGAGGAGCAAACACCACAACCTTAACAACTACCCAACTTCCAGCCCACACCCATACGGTAGTCAGCACTACCCACACACACACTATGCCCCACGTGCACCAAACCACATGGAACCGTGAGTGGGTATCCCTTCAATATGCAGTAGATAGCCGGTCTATCCGTGACCCCTCTACACTTTCTTTTGACTCTTTTACAGGTAGCCAAAAAACATTGGTGTATGACCAGACTCTAAACGGCGCTACGACAGGAAGTACACGTCTAGCCCAGGTTAGCTCTACAGGAGGTGCAGGATATTCTGCTGGAGCTATTGATGGGTCCGGTAACGCAGCTATTTCAGGGGTACCTACAGGCACTGAACCGTCAGGGAGTGCTGGTAGTGGCAGCAGTTATGATTCCCGTCCGAAATTTTTTGCTGTACGTTTTATCATGAGGATCAAATAGATATGGCAAATATAATAGACTTCAATGATAAATTAAAACAGAAAAATCTAAACACGCGTGCAGACCGGATGGTAACACTCTCGGCTTCTATAGATGACTTACTAAACGGCTACATACATGACATGGGTGGACTGGATGACCGTGTAATAACTGAATTACTCACCTATTTAAATTATGCATTTTTAAACTTAGGGGATATGTTAATGGATAAAAGACATGCAGAAATGGCGCATGAGCTAGCTATTAATGCTTTTTTGGAGAAAAATAAATGAACATGAGATATAAATTCTACTTTCGTCGTAGGTTTTTTTGGAAATCTTTCGTGGTTATCGGGCATAAATATGAAGCTTCCGTGGACAAGATGTTGCTCTTTTTCGAGGACGGCGGAGTTCAAGAAATTAAAAACTTTAAGGACTGTGAAGTAAAACTTAAACAAGATTGGGTATTAGCCCAGAAAAAATCCCTTGAGGCTCAAACAGGACAACCCCTAAACATGGCGGTGTGATATGGCTCTTCAGAAACAGTTAGTTCAAGCCCCTTTAGGGTTAGGAATAGATACAAAAACTGACCCAAAACAGGTAGCCTCCTCCGGCTTGCTTGAGTTAGAAAACGGAGTCATAAAACAGACAGGTGAAATTAGAAAACGATACGGAGTTGCTAAACTTAGCGGCGGCATTCTTCAATCTGATTCTACTATCAGCTCTAGCTCTAAACTGGAAACCTACAATAATGAGCTGCTTCTATTTAATCAGGATAATGTATTCTCATATGCAGAATCCCTAAATGCGTGGGCCAATAAAGGGCTTTTAAGTACTATAGACGGCTCCACTTCACCTATTGTTGCTAACAGTTATGAACAAACAGGCGGGGATATTGCATCAACAAATGGCGTATATCTTTAT